TTAAATAAATTAAAACTGATAAATATGCCAGATGGAGGTATGGAAGTTGATGATTATATACAAAATTTACTTTTTAATCCAAATCAACGAGAGAAATATTCATCATTTATTAAAATAAATAGTGGGTTAATTGATCTTTTAAATAATGGTATTGTTCCAATTAATAAGAGTGGATTGAACCATATGGATATTAAAGGGAATAATGTTCTTATTGATAAATTAGGACGTGTTCGTTTAATTGATTGGGGATTAGCATGTAAGAATGATGGTTTAAGTGTTCCGATTGAAGTTACTAATCATACAATGCATTTTAATAATCCTTTTTCAAATTTATTTTATAATAATTATTTAAAACAATGGCTCCCAAATGAATATAAAAAAATAAAAGCATCACCGCAATTTCATAATTCAAAATCTGGACAAGCAGAATTATTGAAAATAGTCGCGGTCAATATGGTAAATAATGTATTAGAATATAATAAAACAAGCGGGCATTACAAATCAATCGTTTCAATATTACATTACCTTTATAAAATATATGCTTTAGACAATGGATATAATACAATTGATTATAATGTTTTAATTCAATCAACGATAATAGAATATATACAATCGGTATTATTAGGATATGTTGACGATAATGGAAAATTTAAAGATGTAGAATATTTCAATGATGTATTTTCAAAAAATGTAGATATTTGGGGATTTTTAATGTCATATCTTTATATTATTGAAAAAGGGATTGTTTATGATGACAATAATACTGCAAAATACATGATAGATAAAGAAATAATAAATAGTATATCTAGAATATTAATAAAATATTGTTATAGTACCGAATACGCTATTAAAGCAATTAATGTAAGTGAGCTTTCAAAGGAACTAGAATCATTAAATGTTATTTCGGGACAAATTATGAAACAACAAGGTAAGAAAAATGTATACACGAAACCAATAAAAAATGATGAATATGTAAATGAAAAAGGTATTTTTGTACAAGGTATATCATTATAATTTATAGGATACAAAATATAAGATACAAAATATAAGATACAAAATATAAGATACAAAATATAAGATACAAAATATAAGATACAAAATATAAGATACAAAATATAAGATACAAAATATAATATTTATACTATATAATTATTATATAAATGAAAATAGAATTATTAATAATTGGTATTACTATATTTTTTGTATTAAATATATATCATGATGGTAAATATGTAAAATTAGTTAAATCGTGGAAAAAATATTATCAAATGGCAGGTATAGGATTTGTTGGATTATCTACTTATCTATTTATGAAAAAATACCCATCTCAATCACAGAATTTAGTATCACATGCAAATGGTATTATAAAATATATGCCAATTGATAAGGAAGCAAGTGATTTACTATCGCCTTTGTTAAATATGACGGGTGGTGGTGGTAGTGGATACATGATGTCTCCACAAGAGAAAAGAATATTATCATCTGGTGGAGGGGTGGGTTCTGGTGGAGGTAGAGGTAATGTACAAAAAGCAACAAAACGATCTGTGAGTGAAACAAAAAAAAAATATGTAGCGGCACAACAGGGATGGAATTGTGGTGGCTGTAAGAAACAGTTGCCTGCATGGTTTGAAGTAGATCACAAAGTTCGTCTTGATAATGGCGGTTCTAATAATGTTGATAATTTAGTTGCCTTGTGTAGAGATTGTCACGGTAAAAAAACTGCTTTTGAAAATTTATAATATTTAAATAAGAATTAAATTAATATAGTTGTTATTTTTGTATAATAATAAACTTTCTTACTATTATACAAAGATATGTCTTCTGACTTTAATAAAAACAAAAGTAATATAGGTAATGTAATTAATAAATTAAGCACAGAATTATCAAGCGCAAAGAATAAAGTGTCGGACGTTTCAAATAAAGAAATTAATTTAGATTTTATGGAACGGTTTACTCGTATGTTATATTTAAACCCAATTCATTTGGCAAAATTAGAAATGCTACAATATATTCTGTTTTTGGCAATTGTTTATTATTATAATCCACTTGGAATCAAAACAGCGTATCCAGTATTCACAAAATTATTGATTATTACTGTGGCATTTACGTATGTAATGTTATTCTTTTTTATAAAAATGAAAGTTGATCATAATGAAGATGTTGATTTAAAACATTTAACTGAAAAAAATGTTCTAATTAAATTTATTTCACTTATTGTGTTTTTTATAGTTTTCATGTTTTGTATCAAAGGGTTACTATGGTTATTGATAAATACTAGTTTAGTAACATTATTAACAGATGTTATTTCACTATTGTTAATTGTAGGTGGTCTTGCAATTGTGTATTTAATTTTGAGAAAAAAAATAGACAAGATCAGACAATCAAAGCAAGGAGGTATATTTAAACTTATTATTAAGGTAATTATGTATTTACCTTGTTTGTTAATAGATGTTACCGAGTATATTAAATATGAATATCATTTGACAACTAAACCGGTATGGATGTTACTGGGTTTTGAATTATTGTTTATTTTACTTTTATTTTTAATTCCTATAATGTTTGATAAAATCGTTAATTATAGTGGCAAGAAATTAGTGAACAAGCCATTAAATTTAAATAAAGAATACACTGTTGGAAAATACGATGAATTATATGATATACCCGAGGTTGATCATTACGATTTGAATGAACTTGATAAAAGTTATAATAATAAAAAAAAAGATAGAATCAGAAAAGAAATTGAAAATGAAAAATATAAAGAACCGACTGATCGCTGCTGTGATGATAATAAAGCATTATATGATAAGAAAACCGAAGAAGAACGCGAGATTGAATTTGAAAAAAACACAGACCCTAATATGCCCAAAAACAAAATAGCGGCATGGTTCTATAAAAAATTGAAGGATCCTTCCTTTTTTAAAGTTGATTTTGAGGTCAATCCCCAACCTGGAATATATGGTGATCATTACATGTTTAGATATAAATATGCTATATCTGGTTGGTTTTATTTAAATCCACAACCACCAAACACAAATCCGGCATATAACAAATATACAAATATTATTAAATATGGAAATAAAGTTAGATTAGAATATAATGGGAAAAAGAATAGTTTAAGAGTTATGGCAGAAGTTGCTTCATCAAATAAAAATAATACACAAAAAAATAAATCTGTTGTTGTCTATGAATCAAAACATGATACTATTTATCAAAAATGGAATAATATTGTTATAAATTACAAAGAAGGGTATATTGATGTATTTTTAAATGGTGTATTGGTTGGTTCTTATTCCGGAGTAGCACCTTATATGAGATTAGATGAAATTACAACAGGATCTGAAGATGGAATATATGGAGGAATATGCAACGTTACTTATTATAATGATGTATTAAACGAAAAAAATATTGTAATGAGTTATAAAACATTGAGAATAAAAGAAATGCCGTATGTTTGGAGTATATCAGACGACGTAAGTATTAATATTGAAAGAGATAAAAACCCAGATAAAAAACTAATAAATGATATGAAAACAATGTTGGGTATTCAATGAAGCAGTGTATGATTATTAGATTATTAGATTATTAGATTATTAGATTATTTAGATATTATTATTTTATATATAATAGTTAATTTCTATTCTATAATATATATAAAATGGACGTGAAGCAAATAGTATTACTAGTTTTTGTATTATTAGTAATTGTTTATTTCGTAGTAAATGCATTTTCAAAATCTACCAAATTGACTGAAATGGCAGAAGGAAAGATTCAGCAAACTATTTTGGCCAAGGATTTAAAGAACTCTAACAATTCCAGTAATTACACTTATTCAATGTGGTTATTTGTGGATGAATGGAATTATAAGTTTGGTGAAGAAAAAACTGTTCTTGATAGAAATAAAGCCCCTACAGTTGTTTTAGGAGATAAACCAAACACGTTAAAAGTAGTGGTTAAATATTATGATACTGGAAAAGAGATAGAGGGTGCTGATTCAGGAGCAGGTGATTCTTGGAAAGATACTGAAGCAACAAAAGCGGCATGCGATGCTTGCAATAGTGGATATACTTGTGCATGTGACGCATGTCAAAAGGGTGTACCGAAAACTGGCGCAGACGCAGAATCTGCAACTGATCGCGCAACTCGTCTTGCGATGGAACGAGATAAAGCAAATTTAGGAACATCTGACCATACGTGCTTGATTGACAACATTCCTATTCAAAAATGGGTTAGTATCATTGTTAGTTTGTACGGCAGAACATTAGATGTTTATTTAGATGGTAAATTAGTAAGAACGTGTGTTATACCTGGTGTTCCCCGTGTTGATAATGATATGGATATCAATGTTACACCTAGTGGAGGATTTAGTGGATGGACGTCCGCCTTTAAATACTGGGCACATGCATCTAATCCTCAAGAAGCATACAACATCTATAAAGAAGGTTTTGGTAAAGGCATTTTAGCTAGTGCTATAAGCAAATATAGATTACGTTTTTCTATGGTGAAGAATAATAAAGTTGCTAGTAGTTTTGAAATTTAAATTATATATACATATGAATCAGTTAAGTGGTAACATGTATAAAAAATAATATATATTATATTTTATATAATATATATAAGAATGGGTTTTACTGATAAATTAGGCGAATATAAAGTAGGACTAGAACAATTTTCATCTAATCAATATGTTCAAGGAAGTAAAAATTTTTTACAATCAAATAGCATTGTTGCCAAGTTTGCATTTTTAATACTGATACTTATTGTATTTATGATGTTGTTAAGTTTGGGCTCTTTTATTTTAACGCGTGTATTTGCAAAAGATCACAATCCTATTTTGATTGACGGTATGATTAATTCTAGACAAATGATGGTTATTCCTCAGAATCCTTCTAAAAAGGGAGCTAAACCTATTCATCGTTCCAATAACGAACGTGATGGATTAGAATTTACATGGTCAGTATGGATTTTTATTAATGATTTTGGTGTTAAAGAAACCGAAATGAAACACGTTTTCCATAAAGGAAATGATAATATATCCAGTGGTGTTGGAGGTGTAGGCGAAGAAGGTGTTAACTTTCCCAATAATAGTCCTGGTTTATATATAACTCCGCGATTAGATGGTCAAGGAAAGGGTGATATGGCAGGCTTAAAAATAATAATGAATTCCTTTGAAAAAATTGGTGAAGAAATAATAGTAAAAGATTTACCATTACATAAATGGGTGAATGTAATTATTCGTGTTACAAAACAAAACCAATTGGATGTATATATTAACGGAACTCTAGTAAAACGTCATATGCTTCAGGGTGTCCCTAAACAAAATTACGGAGATGTATATGTATCTATGAATGGTGGTTTTGATGGTAATACGTCTAGTTTGAGATATTTTGAAGAAGCATTAGGAACAAATAAAATACAAAGTATTGTCAATAAGGGACCAAATACTAAATTTGTTACAGCGGATTTGGGAACTGGCAATAGTAATAATAAATACTTATCTACTAGATGGTATATGAACTCTGCTACAAATGTGGCTTAAAATTTCACC